TGCTAATGTAATGGAGATGGCGTATCTGGCATTGTCTGGCCTTGTTGCTGCATACTTTGGTGCAACTGCATTTCAGGCAGCTAAAAAACCTGTCAGGAAAAAGTGATAACAAAGTTTGATATAGAAGAGGTGCTGGCTGAAAAGGTTATTCCTTCACTGTCCATGCATGGAGGAGGAATAGAGCTACTAGATTATAATCAAGATACTCGTAATGTACATGTTAGACTTATAGGATCATGTGCAGGATGTTCTGCAAGTACGATTACTTTAAAGATG